ATGCGTCAATGCCGAGAGGCCCATCTCCTTGCCATAGGAGGTGGGCTTCTCCCTTTTGGTTGACACCCCGCTAATTCCAGATGGCAGACCTTCCCGCAGAGTGGGCGACCGATGCCCTTGAAATCCTTGGGGAAATCCCCAAGGCGGTCACCGTCAAGAATGTGCCGGGTGGCACCCCCGTCCCCCTCAACGCGCTGATGAGCCAGCCCGCCATCATGCAGGACTTGGAGACGGGAGGATTCACTTCATCGACCTCGTTTGACGTGAAGTTCCTTAGGTCGGGTCTAGTGGCCCATCCTGGCCTTGTGGCCCACGGCAACATCATCACCTACAACGGAGAGCAGTTCCGCATCATGACGGTCACCGACCGACCTCCATCGGCGTGGGTGATCTGCAAGGTGCAGACGCTGGTGCAGTAGTGGCTACTAGGGTTAGTGCAGGTAGGGGATACAGAATTAATGCTGATAAGTTTAATCAGCATATAGCCGCATATGCCCATGTATTCAATTTGAAGGTTGCAGATGTAGTTAAAGACGAGGCGCGACTACTGGCCCGTGATGCCTGCGACCTTTACCCTCCATTCTCTGGGTCTGAACCACAAATCACAAAGGGAGGAGAGGGCGGATTTGGCAACAAAGCCCGTGACAAAGGGCGCGCCGCCGTCAACCGGGACATCCGACATATCTTCGCCCCACTAGCCCAAGCACCTGCTGGCCTTGTGGCCCAGCGTGGCAACCTAGGCATCTTTGACGCTTGGGTTAGGGCGAAGAAGGAAACCCCTCCTCCCCACTCCCCTTCGTGGCTTTTTGGCAAGTTTCACAGCGGTTCGATGGGCATGGTATTCGATAGTGGTGCTTTTGATAGTTCTGGTGGTTTTACCACTCAAATCCTATTCGATAAGTTCATCCAGAGCCGACACGGTAACTTTGGAGGAGGTGGAAACATCATGCTTGAAGAGTCAGAGGGACAAATCGAGGCTATCCATAAGTTTGTCCGTGGATCGCCACACTATCGCATCAACAAAAATCGAAAGCCTGACTTTTACATTCGAGACTGGAAACTAGTCGAGCGTTACATCAAAAAGACCCAACAGCGCGTAGGCAAACTGAAGGCCGGTTGGTACTTTGCGGCAAAGAAACTGGGCAAGGTTCCGCAATCCAAATGGATTGAAGGACAAGGTTCTTCTAACGCCATTTGCGAACCAATGCTTACCGGACCAAATCCAAAGGTCCGTATTGGAAATGCTATTGGTAGAAGTTACAGCCAAGGATGGCACCTGTTCCAGAAAGCATGGAATCACCGTGGTTTTGCTATGAGGCAGAAAATGCTTCAAGCCCTAAAAGGGCCAAGCAATCACGGAAAACTATCAGAAGTTATCAGAAAACTTGAAGGCTTTAAAATCGAAACAACCTAATGAGCATCCCGTTCTATTCCGCCCGTACCATTGTCGAGGAAAAGGTCCAAGCCTACCTCGCCGCCGCCCTCACGGGTGTCGCCGTCCACAAGGGCATCACGCCTGAAACCAAGGTCATCCCCCTGGTCACCGTCTACGCCAAGGCCAGCCGCGCCGCCGAAGCCTTGGGTAGCAACCCCTACGGCAACTATACGGTGACTCTGGAGATCGGGGTCTACTCGTCCGCCGATGACGACACCCTCGACCAGCACCGCACCCGGGTTCAGACCGTCCAGAACTATATGTCCGACAAGGCGGCTCTCAAAGCCCTTTGGACGCTTAACACGGACGGCATCCTTTACGACCTCTGGGTGAACCAAGACGAGGAGGGTATGCACCAGCGTAAATACGGAAACCTGCTGGAATACACGGTCTTTGTCATGCTCCCCCCCGCCCCTTGACAACTGGCTAGTTCCAAAGACCTCCTATGCCTACTCCCCCCATTGAATATGGTGTGGCCCTCTTCTACGGCCTCTATGAAAAAGAATCGACCACCTACATGGTCGTTCAGTCTGATAACTTCAGCGAAAGTCTTGCCCTAGATGTTGAGGTTGCCGATGAAGATGGACGGGTCATCACCAACCACATCGATGACCGCCGTAACGAGTGTACCCTCGATGGCGTTCTCAAGGATGGTGCGTCCACGCCGGAGATTGGTACGACCTTCACTTATTCTGGTATCACCTTCATCCTCAAGTCGATTGAGGACAAGGGTACCAATAAGGACTATCGGAAGGTGACCGTCAAGGGTATCAAGTACCAAGAGATCACCGCCTAAACTGGCGGCATCCCGAATGGATGCGCGCTACCTAAAGGCTACCACCTGCCTGCCCACACAGACAAAAGTGTGTGGCAGGCGGTTGCTTCCATTCTGCATTAGGCACAGGATTCTCCTTGAATCTATTGATTCACCCTTTGTTAACGGTTCTACTTCCTTTAGACCTTATGATGTCGTAATGGCATCTAGAATCATTGGTTCGCACTCAAAGTATTCCATTAGTGGCCAATTCTCTCTAATGGATAAGTTTCATATCTTTAGGCTTCGTTGTTCCGTCAAATCACTTCATCGTGAAGTCGGAATCATTACAGGGTTTATCAATGAATCTTGTTCTTATCCTAAACTTTGGAATAAGAAATCAAAAGTTCACCAAAAAATCCCGTGGACGCTTTCTTGCGTAGCCAACAATGTCCGAAACGGTTGCACCCTTGAGGAAGCCTGGACTATGCCTGAAGGTGAAGCGGTCTGGATGAGCATTTCACACGCGGTATACAACGGTTCTGAAATCAATATTGTTTCCACAGACGATGACAATATGATGGACGACTTTGATAATATCATCAAACGCTTTAAGGAAAGCAATATTAAGAAATAATGGGAGCCGATCTAGTAGTAACCATTGGCGCTGACTCAAGGGAGTTTCAGAACGGACTAGCCATCGCAAAGCGCGAAGCAAACAACATCCCAGGTGCTGGAGGTTCTGGTGGAATGGGTGCCGTTGGAACATCTTTCCTTGGTCTTGCCGGAAAAGTCGTGGATGGTTTTAAGGCAATAAATAATGCCGTAAAAGGATTCCTAGATGAATCCATGGAGATCAGGAGTATGTCCAATTCAACTGGTCTTTCTTCCAGCCAAATCTACGAGTTTAAGTTTGTTGCGGAACAGATGGGAATGGGAATCCAGAACTTCACTCATGCCTTTTCCGAGTTCAACAGGAAGATGGGAGAGGCCAGAATCAAGGGAAGCGAGATGAACAATCTTCTCAATAAACTTGGAATATCTCAAGAAGAGGTTTCTAGCGGCAGTTTTACTGCGACCAAGGGGTTCTATGAACTTGTGAAGGCTTATGAGGCGGGGACTGACGCGCAGACATTGGCCTATTATGGAAATGTGATGTTTGGTTCCTCATTTGAACAAATGCTCCCAGCCATCAAACAGGGATCCATTAGTCTCAAGGGGTATGCCAAAAGCATTACAACCGTCTCCGATGATAGTACTAGGGCTTTGGCTCGTGCTTCTGATGCTTGGAATGGATTTATCACGAACATTTGGAATAGTATCCGTGAAGGTACTGGTAAGATTATTTCATTTACAGCCGGAAATATTGATAAGGGTTTGATTGGATTGCATTATTTTGCTTCAAATGTAATTCAGACTACGATGACCGATAAGAAAATCCTAGGTGGCCCCAGCCAACTTGGATTCATGGATTCAGATTTTGATAAAGTTAAAGATTTTGCCAAAAGAATTGCTGGTGAAATCAGCAATAATCCTTCCTTTAATAAGGAGGAAAGGGATGCATACATTAGGGAAGCCGCAAGTTATTACAGCGATAAGGAGCAACGAGAAAAGTTCATGAAATACATGGATGATTTCATGAAAACAGGAGGAGTTAAACTTACTCCTCTCGGACTTCATTCCGCCCAAGGCGCGTCCACCATGCAACAGATGGGCGGCGGTGACATCGTTTCCGCCATCGCCTTTACTCCGCTTGAGCGCATCGCAGATGCAACCGAGGAAACCGCCAGAAACACGGCCCCGAGCGCACAAACCACTATCGAAAAATCAGAAACAAAAACCGTACTAGGATCATAACATGGCACTCCCAAATAAATACGGAAATAACCTAGCAGATCCTGTTGTTCAGCCAGGGTGGACCATCGACTCGGACGGTTTTGGTATGCTCCAGTCAACAGTAACCTTCAAGTGGGCGAAGTCTAACATCGCAAACTTCCCTCTTGTTTTTTATCGTGGTGCGCCCCACCCAAGCCCTGAGTACGATCAATTGAAGTTGTTTAAGGCCACAATGACCGAAACAACTGCTGAAGTGATTGAGGTAACCGCAGAGTTCTGTGGTCTAGCCAGAAACGGCGGTGGAGTTCCGGGTACGGATTACGACGCCCGTGGTTACAGCGACCCTCAGGTGATGATGACTGGTGCCGCCGCATCGGAGTCCATCCAAGCACATCCCAACTTCATCCGTGTTAATATTCTTAACTTTGGCGATGTACCACCTCTTGCTGGACCTCCCCCTGCTGGTGGTGGTTTTGATGACAACATCACCACGAATCCCAACCGCGCATTGTGGACTCCTAGGGTTCAGAATACTGGTGCCACAAACAATTGTCAGTTTGTTGGATTCCTTCCTAATCAAAGCACCAGCGACATCACCCCCAACATCAAGGCTGGCATCAAGTCGTACTACAAGCCGCAGAATACCCTGCGCGTTCTAATCTATTTCAATGACGAAAACCAAGCCCTTGATCGTGCGTCTATTGTTGGTTGGGTAACCAATGGCGATGCCTTCAAACTTCCCGAGGCTTACAAGAAACTTGCTACTGGTGGGTATGCAGGTGAGTTCAATTATACACCTGAATGGGATGGTTTGATTAATAAGTCTTTCCTTGTTACGGGAACTTCCGTTGAGCGTTTTGGTTCTCTTTGGAAGGTCACCGCAGACCTCATGCTCTCCGGCATCAGCGGTTGGGACAAGGATATTTACCTACCCTCCACTTACGGCTGATATGGCGCGCTCGATTGGTGGTTTTAATTCATCTGGTTACGGTTCTTTTGCCGAAGGTGAGCCTTTGTCCGCCAGAGCCTTGAACCGCATGGCGGCTGGAATCGACAAGGCTCAGACGGTGTTCTCGCAGGGAATACAGTTTCAAACTAACAACGGAGGTGTAGCCTATAATGATGTTTTCTCTACACCAACAGTAGTAGGAACACTACCTCCTTTCACGGTATACCTAACCAAAAGCGAGGACGCTGATGCCGTAGGTGTCACCGTAGGAACCGTCAACAATGTCATCCCGTACATCAACGGTGTACTGATGACTGACCCGACATATCCTCCCATCCTGTTGCCCACGGGAGATGGCCTTTACCAAATTGTCGTTAAGTGCAAGGCAGACCCTTCCCCGGCATCTTTTCCGAAACTAGACTCCGAAATCAAGGTTGAGACATATCCTACAACGAACACGGACGATTACGGTTTCATCGCGCTTGCAAACATCATCATCACCACCGTTGATGGTAAAAAGCAAATTACGGTGAACCAACTTGTTGGCGGTTCCCAATGGGGTGATCGTCTGAAGTGCGGTAGCAATACGGCTGAATACTTCTTCTCGATGGTCTGATGTCCGGAAACCAAACCATCTTCAGCAGGAGGTACGGTTCCGCGCTATGTATCCTGGGTTCGTTTAATGATAGCGGAAACGGAATGACCCCAAGGATAGACAACAGTTTTGGTCTTAACAATAAGACCTACCACTTCTCGTATCCGTTTACCACGCCGGACAACATCGTTTCAAAGACGAAGTGTGAACACCTTGATTTCATCACGGCTGGTTGTTTCCGTGGCATCTCAACGGTAAGTTGTTCAAACTCAAGTGGACCGCTGGAGGGTTCCCCATACACAATAAACGACACGGAGGATGCTCCGTTTCAGTTTCAAGAGTTTTACCCCAGGTGGGTAGCGGAGACGGCCTACAATTGGAATAACGGCCCATCTTTCCCTTTCTATGGAGTCCCGAGTCAATGGCCTTCAAGTTCGTGTTTCTTTGCCTATCCAAGCGGACTTACGGATTTTCAATTTAGATCGACCAACCTTTCCTACGATACTGGAAGCGTTCCGAACTCCCCAGAAGGTGGAGGCAGTAGCCATTACATTTACACGACCAACTTCAGCATCAACACGAACATCCTCGATTTGGACTGCTTCAATGATGGCGCGGAAATCACCATCAATGTTGTAATCAACAAAAGCACCTTGTCCCTAACCCCGGTTGAAGGGTCGGTTGGACTACATACCTTCACCTATGGTGAAGATCAGTACCATTCCACCATCACTAGGACGATAACCATCAACCAAACGGGCAACAATAGGGTTCAGTCATTCCAAATCCCGACCGTGGAAGGTTGTATCACTTGGGTGAATGATTATTACATCACCGCCGTGGTGTCCCCGTAATTGGGGTTTTGAGGCTATTTGACACGGGGCTAATTCCAAAGCCCTATGGCAACTCCGACCTTTAGTTTCACCAAGGGGTCTACCCTTTCGATTGGGGGGGTCTACACCCAGTCCAGCCCCAGCGCGCCCGCCAACCTGGACGGCGTTGACCTGTACTGCACCCTCCGAGATGCCCGGGGCTACGAGCATCCCCTCACCGTCACCGTCACTAGTTCGACCGACTTCACCCTGTTCTACGCCAACACGCAGGATTGGCATTGGGGGGTCGGCTTCATGGACATCCTGTTCGTCACCAACGGCGTAGCCATCTACTCCGAGACGATCAATGTCATCATCCTCAACAATGTGACGAAGAACTCCTTTACCTAATGGCAATCACCCTCACCATCAACGAGTCGGCTAGCATCACCATCGACCCGCAACTCCCGGTGGTCGCCGCTACGGTGACTGTCGGGACGACCACCACGGGCGCGCCCGGCACCAATGCCTCGGTCGTCAATGTTGGTACCCCCGTCAACGCCGTCCTCAACTTCACCATCCCCGAGGGCGAGCAAGGCCCTGTCGGTGATACTGGTCCGCAGGGCATCGCTGGCCCCGCTGGTCCGCAGGGTAGCCAAGGTGTGCAAGGCATCCAGGGTGTCCAAGGTGAGCAGGGTGAGCAAGGCCCGCAGGGGGTCGTTGGTCCCGCTGGTCCCGTTGGCGCGACTGGTCCTGCCGGACCGACTGGACCCCAAGGTCCGCAAGGCATCCAAGGTCCGAAGGGTGACACGGGCAATACGGGTGCTACTGGGGCTACTGGTCCCGCTGGCCCGACAGGTCCGATTGGTCCTCAAGGTCCTATGGGATCCACTGGTCCTCAAGGTCCGCAGGGCATCCAAGGCATCACGGGCGACAAGTACGCCACGACCTCGACCACCTCGCTGACGATTGGCAACGGCACGAAGAACCTTACGGTCGCCACCGCGCTGGCTTACACGACCCAGCAGAGCATCGTCATCGCCTACGACAACAACAACCATATGCATGGTGATGTTGTCTCGTACAACGCCGTCACGGGTGCGATGGTTGCCGATATCAAGAACCACACGGGTGCTGGCACCTACGCCGCTTGGACGGTGAACCTTGAAGGCGCGGCTGGCATCGAAGGTCCGCAGGGTCCGATTGGACCCACGGGGGCTACTGGTCCTGCTGGTCCTCAAGGCATCCAAGGCATCCAAGGTCCGGCTGGTCCTACGGGCGCGACTGGTGCCACGGGTGCCACGGGTGCGACTGGTCCTGCTGGTCCCACGGGGGCTACGGGTGCCACGGGTCCGCAAGGTCCGATTGGTTTGACTGGTGCCACGGGTCCGCAGGGTCCGCAGGGCATCCAAGGCCCGCAGGGTGATCAAGGCATCCAGGGTCCGCAAGGCATCCAAGGCGAACAGGGCATCCAAGGCGAGACTGGTCCGCAGGGTACGGCTGGCTTTGGCGTTCCTGTCGGCGGTAGCGCGGGGCAGGTCTTGGCGAAGATTGACGGCACCGACTACAACACGGAGTGGGTGGACGCTGGCGGCTCGGCTACTTGGGGGGCTATCACCGGGGTGGTCACGGATCAGACAGACCTCGTTAGTTATATCTCTGGCCTTGGCTACATCGGTGAAGCCCCAATTGATGGTACGCCGTATGTCCGCAAGGATGGTGCTTGGGATGCAAACACGGCACCTGTTGGTACGGTGGACTGGAGTGGCATCACGGGTAATGTGACCGACTCGACTTCGCTGATGATTTACCTCCCGGCGAACTACTACCCGCTGACTGGCAACCCCTCTGGCTTCCTCACCAGCGTACCGGCTCCTATTGTTTCCGCTACGGTATCTTCGTCATACTCGTCCTACACGCTGGTCGCTGGCGATGCCAACAACATCGTCCACATCGACAACGCCAGTTATGTGACGATCTACATCCCGATGGACGGCACCTACAATTTCCCCATTGGCACGACCGTTCGATTGGCGATTGAGAACGCCTCCTACATCACCGTATCGCCAGAGTCCTACGGCATGGGTGGACCTTCCATCAACGGTTCCAACACCAATCAGCCGCAGTTCCTCACATCGACTGGTTCGCAGGTCGTGAACTGCGTCAAGGTTGCCGCCAATCGCTGGGTTGTTTCCTAATCTCATGCTCTACCTCATCGCCATCGTCCTGTCCCTCGCCGCCGGGTTCGCCTGCGGGTTCCTGTTCTTCCGCAACAACGCCGCCAAGATCAAGACCACGGAAGATAAGGGCAAGGCTCTCCTCGACGCGCTCAAGGGTAAATAACCAATTTACGATGCATCGTATTTTGGTCATCGCCCTTTTCGGCTTCGTGGCCTGCACCCCGACCGCCGATACGCAGGGGACGGGTACCCCGACCGCCGAACTCGGCACCCTCGGTACCCAAATCGACAAAGCAGATCAGCGCGTAGCCGCCAGCATCGCCGTGGCCTCCGAGAACTCGGACAAGCCCGCAGTCGTCAAAGCCGAACTCGGCGTAGCGTCCGCCTACCTGCCCAAGCCCGACCAGACA